GGACGGTGGTTCGGAGATACTTGGGAGATCACTCCCACCAATCTTGCCTAAGAGACTGTGATTGAGTTATACGCTTCTCAATCCCTGACAACTCATCTGATTGATCCTTCTTGGTTCCATCAGGAAATCAGTTATCAAGAGGGAGGCTAAGCCAACAGGCTTGGTCTCCCTTTTCCTTTGATCCCAAAAATAGTGCTAGGGTCTGCTCTGATGAGTGAAGCAGTTGAAGTCCGGGTTGCTCGGCTTGAAGAGAAGATGAATTTCTTGGTCGATGAGGCTAAGGAAGCCAAAGCTGCACGCAAGATGCAATACACTACGAACGAAGACAACAAAGCCAAGATGACCGAAATCGGTAATTCTCTCTCGGCTGTTGAGACCAAACTTGCTGGTCAAGCACCTACCATTGAAGAGTTCATTACGATCAAGCATAAGGTCGTTGGAGCTGGAAAGATGGGTAAAGGCGTCTGGGCAGTCGGTGCTTTCATTATCGGCGTACTCTATTCGAGTCGTGAAGCTGTCATTGGATGGCTCGCCAAATAAGGAACCAAACCCATGAATACCAAGATCCTGTTCGACGCTATTCGAACCGTTAAAGGTTCAACTCTGACTCAGGCTGATGTCGATCTCATCAACAAGGCTCTGGTGGCAGATGCGATCACCATCGAGAAGAACGGCTTCACTCTGGGCGAAGCAGGACGGGATCTGATCCACAGCTTCGAGAGCCTGAAGCTCACGGCTTATAAGGATCCCGGCAGCAAGAACGGTCTGCCAATCACCAACGGTTGGGGCACCACGGTCGGTGAGGATGGCCAGCCGATCAAGCTGGGAGAGGTCTGGACCAAGGAGAAGGCAGATCGTCTCTGGCTCCGTGATGCGGCCTATATGGTTCGCTGCGTGAACATCCTGATCGGCAACAGCCCGACGACGCAGAACCAGTTCGATGCACTGGTATCGTTCGCCTACAACGTCGGTCCTGACATGGACAATGACGGCAAGGCTGAAGGTCTCGGTGACAGCACCCTGATGAAGAAGCATCGTGCTGGTGACTACGCTGGAGCAAAGGCTCAGTTCGCTGCATGGAATAAGAATGACGGGGTGGTCATGAAGGGCCTTGTTCGTCGTCGAGCTGCTGAGGCTGAGCTGTACGGGAGGGCGTAATCATGGAAAAACTTCGTTGTTTTCTGCATTGGCTGGGGCATCCCTTTCGTAGCGTATCGAAAGGTTGCATGTTCTTGGTCAATCTGAACCAGACACAGATCAGGGCTTTGTTCTCTCTTGGTATGTTGGGAGGGATTATTGCTCTTTCGCTTCAGAATATCGGTTTGATTGTAATGGTTCGCCGTATTCTTGGAGTAGCTTCTCCGGGATCACTGTTTGGTCAGATGGCTATGGATCAGCAGTGGTGGAACAATGCTATCATGGCAGGCTTCGGTGGGATCCTTGGTCTTGTTGTGTTCGGTGCTGACTACTTCAAGTTCAAGCACGGTGACACTGAAGGTGGCTTCGGAAAGGGAGATGACGAATGATCCCAGCATTCGCAGCGATGAAGCTTTGGCCTTGGGGCAGGATCCTCAAGATCGGTCTCCCTATTCTCGCAGTCGGTCTGCTGCTGTGGTATGTCTTTTCCCTTGGTTCAGATCATGGAAAGTCTGTGATCCAAGGAAAATGGGATGCTCAGAAGCAAGTAGATGCGAAAGCATTGGCTGACGAGAAAAAGAAAATCGCCTCCGAGGAGGCGACCCATCGAGCAAATGATAGGAAAATTTCCGATGAACTCGCTTCGATCAAACAAGCTGCTACTGGCGATATTGCTCGTATCAGGGGTGAGTCTGCTCTCAGGCTGCAAGACAGCACCAAACGAGCGGATCTGTATCGGCGTCAGGCCGAAGCTGGAGCCGTTGAGCGAGCAAACCTTGCAAGCTATGCAGCCCAACTCGACCGATCTCTCTCAGAGGGCATCGAACTGGTCGAAGAACTCCAAGCAACTGTTGAACTCCGTGATGGACAAATCCGTGGACTAGCGGCACAGATCAACAACGACCGCCAACTTATCACTGGATCAGGCCAACCAGATGCAAACAGTACAGCCCAGTATCGCCAGCCCCAGTGAGCTTCGATCCCAGAAGCTGACGGATTGGAGCAATGAGCCTTCAGTTCGTCAGCTCAAGGAAGACCTTGAAACGGCGAAGCAGGCTCATGACAGCCAGATGGTACGTATCCAGCGATGGAACGACCTAACCGCCGTCAAGGGCACTGCAAAGCCTCCGAAGGTCAAAGGGCGTTCGTCGGTTCAGCCAAAGCTGATCCGGCGTCAGGCTGAGTGGCGATATTCGGCTCTGACGGAGCCGTTCCTGTCCTCGAAGAAGCTCTTCAGCGTGAAGCCTGTCACGTTCGAAGACGCTGATGCTGCCCGACAGAATGAGCTGGTTCTGAACTGGCAGTTCCGTACCAAGCTCAATCGAGTGAAGTTCATCGACGACTTCATTCGTTCGGTGGTCGATGAAGGCACGGGCATCGTACAGGTGGGTTGGGTTCGTGATACGACCATGATCCAGCAGGAAGTTCCTGTCTTCTCCCACTATGAAATGCAGAGTGAAGAGCAGCTTCAGCCTTTTCAGCAGGCATTGGAGCTGCGTGATACTGATCCTCGCATGTACGATGAGCAGGTGGATCCTGCCATCAAGGCAGCGGTGGACTATTATGATGAGAGCCAGCAGCCTACGGTAGCCATCCAGACTGGGACTGAAAAGGTTCCGGTTGAGAAGGTTCTCATCAACAAGCCCACTGTTGAGGTACTCAATCCTCAGAATTTCTACATTGATCCGTCGTGTAACGGAGATGTTGAAAAGGCGTTGTTCGCTGTCGTTTCGTTTGAAACGAATAAAGCTGAACTGTCGAAAAACAAGAAGCGGTACAAGAACCTCGATCTGGTAAACTGGGAAGCAAATACTCCCATCACCAATCCGGATCATGAGAGCCGTACTCCGGACACGTTTGAGTTTCGAGATCAGCTCCGTAAGCGTGTAGTGGCTTACGAATATTGGGGCTTCTACGACATTCGTGGTGATGGCCGACTGGTACCGATTGTGTGTACTTGGATCGGTGATGTCATCATCCGGATGGAGGAGAACCCCTTCCCGGATCAGAAGCTTCCTTTCGTTCTGGTTCCATATCTCCCTGTGAAGCGTGAGCTTTACGGTGAGCCTGATGCTGAGCTTCTGGAAGACAACCAGAAGATCCTCGGTGCTGTGTTCCGTGGCATGATCGATCTACTTGGTCGTTCTGCCAATGGTCAGCAGGGCTTCGCCAAGGGAATGCTCGATCCTCTCAATCGTCGTCGATATGAGAACGGTCAGGACTATGAGTTCAATCCGAACCTGACGCCTCAGGCCGGTCTGATCGAGCACAAGTATCCGGAATTCCCTCAGTCTGCTTTGCAGATGGCCGGTCTCCAGAACCAAGAAGCGGAAGCCCTGACGGGTGTGAAAGCCTTCTCCGGTGGCTTGTCTGGCGACAGCTACGGGGATGTAGCTGCTGGTATTCGTGGTGCTCTCGACGCTGCATCCAAGCGTGAGATGGCTATTCTTCGCCGTATTGCGAAGGGTATGATCGAGATCGGTCAGAAGATCGTCAGCATGAATGCTGTCTTCCTCTCGAAAGAGGAAGTGATCCGAGTTACCAACAGTGAATTTGTCACTGTGAAGCGTGAAGATCTTCAGGGTAATTTTGATCTCGACACTGATATTTCCACTGCTGAGGTGGATAATCAGAAGGCTCAAGATCTCGCCTTCATGCTTCAGACTATCGGCAACAATATGGATATGAGCATCACGCTCATGATCCTTGCCGAGATTGCTGAACTGAAGCGTATGCCTGAACTGGCTGAGAAGCTTCGCCGCTTCAAGCCGGAGGTTACTCCGGAACAGCAGCAGATGCAGGCACTTCAGCTTGAAGAGATGAAGCTGAAGGTTGAGGAGCTTCGCTCGAAGGTCGAGCTGAACCGTGCCAAGGCCGCTGAAGCTCTGGCGTCGAAGGATCAGAAGAACCTCGACTATCTGGAGCAGGAAACTGGAACCAAGCACGCCCGAGACATGCAGAAGCAGGGTGCTCAGGCTCGTGGTAATCAGGATCTTCAGGTCACGAAGGCACTCACCACACCAACAAAGGAAGGTGAGAAGCGTCCTGATGTAGAAGCTGCCATTGGCTTCAATGAGATCAGTGATCGTCTAAATGACGCTGGACAACCTGCTCAGCCTATTTCTCCGATTGACAATCCACCCCAAGTTGGAGGAATGCTCTGAGACAGACCGAACACCAAACCCAGTAGAGGCTCAATCTCATGAACCAAGTCGAAGCTCTTGAAGAACAACTGAAGACTGAGAAGCTTCGTGTCGAACGACGCGATGCCATTCTTCGGCTCTCCAAGAACCCGGATTTCCGGAAGCTCATCATCGAAGATTTCTGCCGTAACGAGTGTGCTCGTTATGTGCATGAGTCCGGTGATCCGTCGCTCACTGCTGAGCAGCGTGCTGATGCACTGAATATCGCTCAGGCAGCCGGTCATCTGAAGCGGTTCCTCAACGTCAACATCACTATGGGTGATGTGGCTGAGCGAACTGTGATGGATCTGGATCAGGCAATCGAGGAAGCTCGTGCCAGTGAAGGCCAAGAGGAGATCGACTGATGGCCGATGGAACTGAAGCCAATACGGCTCCCAATCCTCTCGAACTCTCTGACGATGATTTTCTGAAGCTCGGTTCGCCCGAAGCTCTGGAAAATTACAAGCCGGAAGAGCCTGCTGCCGATCCGGCAGCGGGTGAAGCTGCTGCGTCGGACGAGGGGGAAACTGGTGATGAAGCAAAACCGGAAGGTGAAAAGCCCGAAGGAGAAGCTGAAGGGTCGGAAGACAAGGATCCTGTCAAGCCAGCCGCTGGGGAAGAAGGTGCTGAAGGTGGTGCTGTTCAGCCCAAGACCGAAGAAGGGCCGGACAAGAAGGGGGCAGAAACCCCGAAGCCCGAAGGTGATGTTCCTGCCACTGGTTCAGTCGAAGAGCCAAAGCCTGTAGATCACAAGGCTTTCTACGAGCAGATCATGGCCCCGTTCAAGGCGAACGGAAAGACCATCGAGTTGAAGTCGCCCGAGGAAGCGATCCAACTCATGCAGATGGGAGCCAACTACACTCGTAAAATGCAGTCTATCCAACCGCACCGGAAGGTGCTAACGATGTTGGAGAACAATGGTCTTCTCGATGAGAACCGGCTTTCTTATCTGATCGATTTGGATAAGAAGAACCCGGACGCGATCAAGAAGCTCATCAAGGATGCGGGCATCGATCCCCTACAGATCGATACCGAAGCCGAACCAACTTACCTTGAAGGTAGTCATAAGGTCAGTGATGCCGAAGTAAATTTCCGTTCTAACTTGGACGAGCTTAGCTCTACTCCGACTGGGAAGGAAACGCTTCACACCATCAACTCGACTTGGGACGAAACCAGTAAGGAAGTGCTCTGGGGAGAACCCAGTCTGATGACGATAATCCACGCTCAGCGTGAAACGGGCGTCTACGACCGTATCGCTACTGAGATGGACCGGCAGAAGATGTTGGGTAAAATTGCCCCTGATACTCCGTTCCTGAAAGCTTATAAGGAAATCGGTGATACACTGGCTGCGGCTGGTGGTTTCGATGATCTCCTGAAGCCGAAGCAGACTACGGAAGAAGCACCGGCCAGTACCCCGGCAGGCCAGCCGGAACCTGAGCCAGTAGCCACCCGTGCTGCAAAGCCCAAGCCTTCAGTCGAGAACGGGGATAAGGCCAGTGCAGCGTCTCCTACGCGAAGCACTCCGAAACCGGCAAAACCCTTCATTAACCCGTTGGGTATGTCAGACGATCAATTCATGGCGGAATTTGCGAAATTCCAAGGCCGAGTCTGAGGGATAACCTTCAATGCTTAACTACAATGCTCCCATCGACGGTCAGAAGTCGTCCATCGACGGTGCTGGCTCCGATCAGATGGAGACCTTCTTCTGGCTGAAGAAGGCCATCATCGACTCGCGGAAAGAGCAGTATTTCATGCCGCTCTCTTCGACTGTCAACATGCCGAAGAACTTCGGCAAGACCATCAAGGTCTTCCAGTACATTCCGCTGCTGGATGACCGCAACGTCAACGATCAGGGCATCGACGCGAACGGTGTGACCATCGCCAACGGCAACCTCTATGGTTCCAGCCGTGACGTGGGCACCATCGCCAGCAAGCTGCCTGCTCTCACCGAGAACGGTGGCCGTGTGAACCGCGTTGGCTTCACCCGTCTGGCTCGTGAGGGTTCGATCCACAAGTTCGGCTTCTTCACCGAGTTCACCCAGGAGTCGATGGACTTCGACAGTGACTCGGATCTGATGGCCCATCTCAGCCGTGAGCTGATGAATGGTGCCGTTCAGATGACGGAAGCTGCTCTCCAGATGGATCTTCTCGCCGCTCCCGGCGTGATCCTCTATGCTGGTGCAGCCACCGACGTGGACGAGATCACTGGTGAGGTGGATACGGTTCCTACCCCGGATACTCCGGCGTCCATCGTGGACTACGAAGATCTGATGCGTCTGGACCAGATCCTCACCGACAATCGTACTCCGACGCAGACCACGATCATCAAGGGCAGCCGCCTGATCGATACGGTCACGCTGGGTGCTACCCGCATCCTGTTCGTTGGTTCGGAACTGGTTCCGCTGCTGAAGCGGATGAAGGATCTGTTCAACAACAAGGCGTTCATCGAAGTTCAGCACTATGCCGATGCCGGTACGGTGATGAACGGCGAAGTCGGCTCCATCGACAAGTTCCGCATCATTCAGGTTCCTGAGATGCTGCACTGGGCCGGTGCTGGTGCTGAGGTTGATGACAACCCCGGCTATCGTTCGACCACTGTCGGTGGCGTGGAACGCTATGACGTGTATCCGATGCTCTGCATCGGTGAGGACAGCTTCGTCACCATCGGTTTCCAGACCGATGGCAAGACGGTGAAGTTCAACGTCATGACCAAGATGCCCGGCAAGGAGACGGCTGACCGTAACGATCCGTTCGGTGAGACCGGCTTCAGCTCGATCAAGTGGTACTACGGTATCCTCATCAAGCGTCCGGAGCGGATCGGCGTCATCAAGACGGTTGCTCCGATCTAAGTCCAATGGCATAAGCCTAAGTTGGGGGGCAGAGAGACCACTCTCTGTCCCCTTTCTTTTGTGACCAACCATTCAAAACCCGGAAGGTACTTTCCTGATGACTGAGCAGACTGAAGGCAGCGGCCCGTCTGAACTCGAACTCCTCAAGAACCGAGCACGCTTGCTTGGTATCGAGTTCTCCAACAACATCGGTCTCGAAACTCTTCGTGAGCGTGTGAACGAAAAGCTCTCGGAAATCGAAGATGACACCGG